ACTACGTTGTTGGATAAGTTCCTGCGGCACCAGAAGCCCAAAGAAGTCAAAGCGCACGAGTCGCCGCAGGCGGAGCTTGATGAACTAGATCGCGAGATCGCAGCCTTAGAAAACGAAGTATGAGCTTAGGATTAGGTGGAGGATCAAAAGGTGGCGCGTTACCTGATATCGCCGAAGGCACGACGTTGGGTCGGGCCGTCGGTGCGGGGACGGGCGTTCCAGTGGCTTTGACGGCGGCGCAGCAGCGGGGGAACATCGGGCTCACCCTTGACGCGAGCGGCCACCTCTCGATGCCCCGGATTTATTTCCGCGATTTTGACCGATATCTGTATTGGACAGGCTCGGACGTGGCTTTTAATTGGGGGCTACAGATTAATGGCACCGGCTTAAATTTCGGCGCCCGGGCAAGCGGCAGCATAGCGTTTGGAGTATACGGATCTGCTGGCTCCACGGCGAGTCAGCCGTTTCCTGCGTATATAAGCGCCCCGGCCCCCTTTGTCATTCAGCTCGGTTTTATCGCCGACACGGTGCCGACCACCCAAACGATCAAGTCACACGATGTCACCACGGGAGTCGGCGCGGACCTGGATCTAAAAGGCGGCACCGGATCAACGGGCAATGGAGTCACGAGAGTCTACAAACTGGTAGCAGATGGCCCGCTGAAATTTGGCACCTACACCGTCGCCACCGTCCCGGATGAAGCCGTAAACTCGGGATGCTGGATCGAGGTCTCGGATGAGACCGGCGGACCTACTCTCGCCCGCAGCAACGGCACGAACTGGCTACGTGTCGCCGATCAAGCAATCATTTCCTAACGCTCCCAGAATTATGCAACTACCTTACGAAATTTTGATCCGGGCAAAAGAGGGCGTCATCCTCGGTGCCCACGCGCTCGACACCGCCACGTCTCCAGCCCGTCCGTTGACGGCTGGAGATCTCGAGGTTTTCGGCCCGTCCATCAACATCGCCCTCCTCGCCCGCATCGCAACTCTCGAGGCAGAAGCCGCCACACTGGACGCCGTCCGCACTGAACGGGACACCGCAAAGGCTGCGCTCGTCGAGCATCAAGCTATCAGCGACCGGCTGGTTGTTGCGGCCCGTTCAGCTATTGAGGCAAACGACCAAGGCGCAATGCAACAAATTCTTCATGCTGCCAGCCTATACGGCACGGATCGTGAAGCCGCACGGCTCGATGAGGAAGCTACGGCACTCGAAATTAAACTCGTTGAGATCGCCGCAAAGAAGGCTGCACTCACCTAACCACCATGCCAAATGAACGCACAAGCTGACACATCCCCCCATGAGCGCCAAAAAGCCCACGAATAAACCAGACAACTCCCCCGCGAATGGGGATTGTCGTCCAGCGTCTTGTTCTCCATTTGCGTCACTGCGGGAATACGGCGGGAGGATGCTGTTGCGATTCCAGCCTCACGGCTACGAATACCCAATCGAACTCACTGTCATCACTTCAGGGAGCCGTGATAAAACGGGTGCGTGGACATGGAATGGGGACATCGAGAAACCAACTCTGCGCCCAAGTATCAAAACGACTCACGGCGGAAGTGGAGAGGTCAGTCACCTGTGGCTCAATGAGGGAGTCTGTCAACACCTTGGCGACTCGACCGATGGGCTTGCGGGGCAAACGCTCCCGCTTCAAATTCTGGAGAACGCCAAGGAATCCCAAGCGGCACTCACCTAACCACCAATCATGACCGACCTTTTATTCTCACAGTCCGGCCAAGTTGTTATCGTCAACACGACGGCAGCACCGACGTCCAACTATTACGCCGTCCAAGTCCTTGCCGACGCCGTCATAGCTTCGATCGTTTACGACCCCGGCTACGACATTACAGGCTCGTGGGCAAGCTTCACAGTAATCAACGCGGGCACCGTGCTGGCTGGTCGGTTTAAAACACTCACTCTTACTTCAGGTCAAGTCATCCTTCACAAAGAATAATATGAACACTACCGTTGAACCCAAGGCCGTTGTTGGCCTAATCCTTCGCACGGCGCTCGCTGCCTTTGGCGGCTCGCTCGTTGCAGATCCACAGAACCTCGAGTCTTTGACAGGCGCCGGGGTTATTATCGTCATCGGCGTTTGGTCCTATGTCCAAAAGCTGATTGCCGCACGCAAACTCAAAGCCGCGCTTGTGGCTGAACCCGTCGCATTCTGACATGAACTCATCAGGCAACTTAACATTAGCGGTCAGTCTTCTTGACACCGCCATCGAAGACCTACAGCAGACACGTCGCCTGCTCGACCCACCCGGTCCGGTCGTTAAGTTGCCTGATGCTGTGGCCTTGCCGCAGACTATCTATAAACTGCCGCGTGAAACCAACACGGCAATCTCTGCGTTCTACGGCCCGCCGTCTAAGAACCCGTCGTATCTCGAATGGTTCTCGTTCCCGACACAAACGCTTCTTTACTCACGCACAGGCGCCGATCTTAGCAACCGTGTCGGCGACAGTCGGGACGATCACAGAACGCACAGGCTTCTGGCCACGCGTCTTGAGTCCGCTCTTGCTCAGATCTACCTAACCCTTGGTCACGACCGCTACATCAAAGAGGGATGGCACGTCTACGGAGGTTCACACAACTATCGGACAAAGACCGGCGGTTCGTCACTGTCCACTCACGCCTGGGGAGCAGCCGTCGACATGTGCCCGTCGGATAATACATACCAACAGCGTTCAACGACCTTCTCGATCGAAGCCATCAACATTATGGAATCCTACGGGTTCCTTTCGGGCGGGCGGGCCTGGGGCAAAGACTGGATGCACTTCCAAGCTATCATACCTTCGATCTCTGCTGGCTCATACTACGCAACCTACGGTCTGCCCAAAAACATCCTCGCTGCATAATGGACCCACAAGTCATCGCCGTCCTTGAGAAGCTCTTGTCCATCGGTGGACAGGCGGGCATTCTTCTCGTCGCCACATACTATCTCGCACGTGTGCTCAAAGCACAATACGACGAGCGTATCACTGACCTCGAGAATCGCAGCGAACAATGTGAACTCCATCGTATCGAACTCGGGAAAGAACTCCGGGCAATCCAGAACGACCGTATCTCCATCCTCGAGAAGCTGCTCGAACGCGCCGAACTAAAACAAGTCTAATGAGTGATGTGGTCAACCTGCTTGAGAAGCGCCGTAAGGTCGAGCTGCTTAAGCAACGTAAGAAACTGGTCCGTGAGAACGGGCTGGCGTTTTTCCGTCCACACGCAAAGCAAGAACAGTTTTTCACCGCCGGTTCCTACAAACGCCGCTACGCCCGCACAGGCAACCGCTTCGGCAAGTCCGAGATGGGGGCAGCCGAGGACTGTGCATGGGCCATTGGAGAACGAACCTTCTTCCCCGTGGGCCATCCGCTTCGCACACTAGGCATACCAAAACACTCGACCAAGGGCTGTATCGTCGTTCAAGACTGGGACAAGGCAAATGAAATCTTCACCTCGTATGTCGAAGAAGGCGGTGCGGCCCAAGGCAAGCTGTTCCGCTTTCTCCCCAAGGACCGTATCATCGCAGCGAAGAAAGGCCGCTCCGGTGCAGGCATCGCAGAAATCCACATCAAGTCAATCCATGGTGGAACCTCCGTCATCTCTATCGAGACCGTGCGATCCTTTGTGCAAAACCCAATGGGGTGTGAGTCTTCCTCTTGGGACTGGATTCACATTGATGAACCCTGCCCCTACGATATGTGGGTCGCTCTTTCCCGTGGGCTCGTGGACCGTGGGGGGTCGGCTTGGTTCACATGCACTCCACTGATCGAACCGTGGATCAACGACTATTTCATACCTCGCCACCTGACCCGTGCACGTATTGACAAGCCTCTGGCTAACGATGAAACGTCCAAGTGGGTCATGACCGGGTCGATGCATGATAACCCATACAACTCCAAAGAAGCCATCAAGGCTTACGAAGGAGACCTTAACGAAGATGAACGTGCTTGTCGAATTGCTGGTATCCCTCTCGCTCTATCTGGTCTTGTATACAAGAATTTCTCCCGCGACCACCACATCTACACTGAGACTCCAAAGGGCTGGCGTGATGCAACGACTCCACCGCCTTCTTACACGATCCGTGTTCTAATCGACCCGCACCCTAAGATCCCGCACGCTGTGATGTTCTTTGCCACAGCACCCACTGGACAAACCTACGTCTACCGTGAACTCTTTCGCCAAGGCCTGATCTCCGATCTCGTCTCAACAATCGTGCACGTGGTCGGCACCTATCACGTCGAAGACTACCTGATCGACCCTATCGCCTTCATCGAGAACCCAATCACCGGCACGTGCATGGCTGACGAGTTCTACGCCGCTGGCCTCCCAGTCGTCCCCGCCATCAAAGACCTCACCTACGGCATCCTCAAAACCAACGACCGCTTCAACGAACGCGAAGACGGTCACGCAACGATCTTCTTCCACGACTCCCTCGACACCTTCTTATTCGAAATCGATCGTTACGTCTGGGACTTAAAAAAGGAGCGCCCCGTCGACCGCGACGATCACATGATGGAATGTCTCTACCGCGCAGTCCTCACCGGTCTCACCTACGTAAAGGAAACATCCCACGCCGTCCACTACTCGCCCCCTAACGTCACGTCGCAAGCATGGAACGGTCCGCGTCTTCGCGAACTAACGGCCTCTACTAAAAAAGAGGTCAAGCGCCACAACTTCTCACAGCGTTGCCCTAACTGACTAGTTCGATCAACGAACACGTATGAAAGAAGATACCATCAAACGGCTTGAAGCTGAGGAACAGGACGAAGAGCTAGCTAAGCTGGCTGAGAAAGTCCGTTCTAATGTGAAGCGGTCGAGGTCCAAAATGTCGTTAAAGTATAGTGCATGGGACATTAACAACGACGTGTACACAGGTGTGCGTTCGCCTGATGAGGCTGATCTTAAGGCGCGTGAGGACAACGAGCCGGAGAAGCTTGTGGTCCCTATGGCGTTCGCGCAGATTCAAACGTTCGTGGCGTTTTGCTTTCTTCTGTTTAAACAGAACGGTAAAGTGTTTGAACTCATGTCGTCGGGTGCAGAGGACGGTGGAAACAAAGACGTTGGTGAAAAGCTGCTGGAACAAAATCTGAGATACAATCAGTTCGACTCGCAGCTCTATGCGTTCTTGTTGAACATCGCACGGTTCAATATCGGCGTGATGAAGACTTGTTGGGTCAAAGAGTCCCAGTGGGTTGAAGTTCCTTCGCAGCCTGTTATGCAGGTGGCTGATGGTGGATACGATCAGATGACTCCAACGTCGATGATTGCTGAGGAAGTCACATCGTATGAAGGCAATCTTATTAAGCAAGTCTCGCCGTATAACTTCTTTCCTGATCCTAATTATTCGATCGCTGACTGGCGCAAAGGCTCGTTCGTTGCTGACGAAAGCGAATACCATATCGGTGCGTTGAAGCAACGGGAGCGTAAAGGTGAGGTCTACGGGATCGAGCATGTGGAGCCGATGGATCGCGCGGAGTGGTCAGCACGTGGAACCACAAGGCTCGATGGAATGTCGGCTGCAATGAACAAAGGTGGCGACGATAAAGACGATCAAATGGTGTGCGTTACCGAATGCCAGATGGAGCTTGTGCCTGAAAAATACGGCCTGGGTCCTCAGACGTATCCGATGAAATACGTGGTTGAAATCGCCAACGATTCACGGGTTATTCGCGTGGAACCTTTGGGGTATCTCCATGGTCAATGGACTTACGATGTCGGTCAGTTCTCGCCAGACCAACATCAGCTTATCGGCTCCTGCTTGTCCGATACGATCGGAGCGCTACAGGACGTTGTGTCGTTTTTGTTCAACTCAAGGTTGATGAGTGTCCGGAAGTCGCTGGATAACAACATGGTGATTGATCCATCTGGAATCGACATGACGAGTGTTGAGTCACGCTCGCCGTGGATCATCATGAAGAAAGGCTCGCCGAGGTTAGGCGTTGAGAAGTTCATCAAACAACTCAACTACGTGGATGCAACCTCGACGCATCTTAACGACGCAGATACTGTAATGCGCATCATGCAGGCTGTGACGGGTGTGAATGAGAATGCAATGGGCCAGTTCTCAGGTGGTCGTCGGTCAGCTACGGAGGCTCGAGCGGTCAATGCTGGCGGGGCCTCGAGGCTCAAGATGACTGCGCAGTTGGTCTTCTCAGACGCACTTGCTTCCGCGGGCGCTAAGATGTTGAGCAATCTGCGTCAAGGCATCTCGCAAGAGTTCTTTGTCAAAGTCGTCGGTGAAGATAACGCATTAAAGTATGAAACATTTAAACCTGCTGATCAACGCTCGCTGGTTGGGGCTCAAGATTTCTTTATTTTCGATGCTACGTTACAAAGCGAGAAAGGCTTCATTGCTCAGTCGCTGCAGGAGCTGGTATCTGCGCTGACGTCCAACCCTGTCGTCATGCAGCTGTTGCCGCTTGACGTTGGGAAGCTCATCGAAGAGATCATGACCCTGCGTGGTATCACCGATCTTGAGCGTTTCAGAATCCAACAACAACCTATCAATGAACAACAACTACTCGGACCCCCTGTTCCAGGACAAGAACTCAACGGACCTCCACAACTTGCTCAAGGAGGTGCAGGTCTTCCGCCAGTCGGAGCTTATTAAGCTGTTTCAAAAAGACTTCGCGCTGAGCAAAGACGCATTCGTCAACATCATTACTGGTCTTGCACCGGAGAACATCAAAGACTTCATCGCCAGAGAACAAGCTGTGGGCAGCCTGTCAACGTTAAAAGAAACCGCTGACTGGTTTGAAGGCATTGAAGAAACGCTAACTAAACTCATATCTGATAATTCAAACTAATAACTGACATGTTCAAGCAATACCTATTCAAAGGACTTTTTAACCGTTTTGAGGAAGACTTCTCAGGTGTCGGCGATGACGGACACGATCCGGCCGATCCTGCAGATGATCCTTACAGCGACGATGACGGAGGCGATTCTTTTGACCAAGACGCTGACTACTCGGACGACAATGGAGGTCATCGACAAGCTCCCACGCAGGAGCAGATGATTCCGCTGTCGGCCTTCAACCAGATGGCTGCAGCTTTTCGGCCACAGGCTCCGCAAGCCGCGCAACAACAAATGTCCCAAGAGGACATGGACAAAGCCCTCAGAGTGTTCAAGCCAACGGCTAAGCACATCGAGCGCTTGTTCAACAGCGACAACCTGGAGGATCAAGTCGCGGTCCTCAGTGAAATCCTTGCGTCTCAAAGTGAGCATACGCAGACCGTCATGGGCTACGCCATGAGAATGCAACAAGAACAAATCTCCCAGCAGTACTCGCCCGTGCTGCAGATGGTGGAAAAACAGAAGATGAGCCAATTCGTTGGCGGAGTCATCGGTCAATACCCTGCACTAAAAGGACATGATCGTCTGGTTGAACAGGCAATTCAAACGCTTAAGGCACAAGGCTACCAGCCTGCGTCTGGCGCTGATGCAGCCCGTGCAATCGCCGGTCAAGTCGAATCTCTGATTAAGACAGTTAACCCTAACTTCTCTGTCTCAGCCAGACCAAACCAACAAAGACAGCAGACGACGATGCCAGCCATGGCGTCCCTGGGAGGGGGCAACACTGGACGAGCTTCGGGCGCTGCAGGTTCACGTGGAGGTAAAAAAGAAGCCTTCAACGAGATCTGGGACTAACGCCCTGTCGTCTTAAACCAAACAACAACGCTAGATAAATACTATGAGTGCAATCCTTGGATTGATGACTACCGAGCAACTTCAGGCCAAATACAGCCTGAACGCGCGCCGAAGGGTCTTTTATCAGATGCCCAATGGTGCAGCGCCCCTCACGGGTCTGCTGTCTCTAATGGACACTGAAGAGGTCGACAAAGCACAGGACTTCGGATGGCACGAAGACCGGATGCTTGAACACGAGTACCGCACCGCGCAAGCTAACGCTGCCGGTCCGTTTACTGACACCTCTGGAGCGTCTGGTGCCGTTGGCACTGACCTTACAGCAGCTGGATGGACTCAAGCCGCAGGCACCACTATTCGTGTGGAGCTTGTCGCCGTGGCCGATATCCAAGTGCGTGATCAGCTGCAGTTCCGTAACATCCCTGGGACGTCTTCTTCGTTGAAGAACTTCCAAGGTGTCGTTACTGCTGTGTGGTCCGTGCACAAAACGATCGACGTTCAGCTTATTGAGGCTGCGACTAACGTGCTAAACTCTACAGCTGCTAACGCAATGACTATTGTCATGGTCGGTAACGCTGTGGCAGAAGGTGATCGCTCTAGGTCCGGCTTTAACAACTGGCCTATTTCGCCGTCGAACCACACGCAGATTTTCCGTCATGCGTTTGACTTCACTCGGACTGCGCTGAAAGCGGGACTCAACTTCGACAAGTCAGGTGCTTACAAGCACAAGGCTAAGAAGAACTCGACCAAGCACATGAAGGCGCTTGAATACGCGATGCTCTTTGGAACGAAGTCGATCAACAACACGGTCACCACCGATGACTCCCTTGACTCTACTCGTCGCACGATGGGTGGTATTATGTGGTTCCTCAAACAGTGGGAACTCGGCAACACCGCAAACGGAGGAGCCTTCGACTATCGTCCTGCGGGCGCTGACGTCTCTGGTTCCGCTTGGGCAACCACGGATGAAAAGCGTATCATTGACGTCAACGGCACTATGACCGTAGATCAATTCCACGCTATCATCGAGCGTCCGTTCCGCTTCATCTCTGACACGACGTCTGAACTCCTGTTCCTCTGCGGTTCCGGTTTCCTCATGGCGTTTCAAGACATGTGCAAGCGCGAGTCCATCGCCGTCGTCAAGCTGAACACCTCGGAAACCTACGGTATGCACGTGACGGCATGGGAAACCATTTACGGCACGATCTACTTCAAGTCGCATCCGTTGTTTAACCAGACCGCGACCTATCGCAACTCTGCGTTCCTTCTGGATATCGGTAACCTTGACTACAGGCCTCTGTCTGACTCCGATACAACGCTTCTGAGAAACCGTCAGAACAACGACTTCGATGGTCGTAAAGACGAGTGGCTCACCGAAGCGGGTCTCGAGATGCGGTTCCCTGAGTCCTGCATGTTCATTGACCGCGTCACCGGCATCACTTCCTGATACGTCAGGTTCCTAAGCAGCCGTTGGTTAGTTTTGATAGGGTTCTAACTGACGGCTGCTTTTACCTTTAATACATTATGGCAAACCTCGCAACATCTGGCGTAACGGTTCTTGACAGTTGGTATAACGGACATGATCGTAAGGTCGTATCTCGCCGACTCCGAGTCGTTCTCGCAGCAATGGGGACAGCAGCAAACAAGATCGAAGCGTCAATCCTCGGATTCCGCCGTATTGAGTCCTGCTCGCCGCTCATTATCAGTGACAATTCTGTCCTGATTCAAACCTCACCGTCCTATGACGGCTCGCAACTGCTCCTTAAAGCAGCGGGCACTAATGCTCCTGCTGACTTCACTGGAACTTACGAAATGGTCGTTACCGGCCGGATGTAAGCTCCTACCTCAAACCCAAACAAACCAAATACTATGTCTGGAAAAAGAATCGGCTTCGGAGACGAAGTAACTGCTGGAATGGCCAAAGACGTCAAGGACACTCGGATGCTCGACACAACCGCACGTGAACCTGCCTCGACGGTCTCCGGCGACAACCCGCAAAAGCGCTACACCACCAAGCATAAGCCCTTCGGCAAGCTCGGTGCAAAGGGCCAACCATAAACCTGTGGTTCGGTAAACGAACCCGTCAAAGACGTCTGTTATGAGTGCTAGTATTAAAGAAGTCGAAGATACGATTGCTGCTTACCTGCGGCAAGCCACGGCTGACTTCACAATCAACGGTGTGAACTTGCTGAGGCTTGCTTGTAATCATGCGCGGAAACGTGCAGAGCGCATGCACGACTGGCATCACACCGCTGGGAGCACGGTAGTAACGACGTCTGCGACGGGGGAGTTTACTATCCCTGCTACGATCAAGCAGTTTAATGGGTTTTATCTGAGGCAGTCGGACGTCGATGTGCCGCTGCATTATGCCAGCAGGCAGACAGGTGCAGTCTGGGCGAAAGATCGCATGGCTAAAAGGACTGTCGACGGGTCAGTTAGATAC